TTTACCGTGACATCATATTTGCTACCGGGGGATTTTTAGCAAACAATGAAAGATTCCGTTATTCACATAGCACTAATAAATTAATACCTTACGCCAACGCAACAATGGATTTAGGTAACACCACTAATTATTTTAGTAATGTCTATGCTAATAAATTCATAGGAGATGGTAGTTTATTAACAGGAGTAATCGCAGCACCAGGCAATGCAATAGTTAACGGAAATAGCACCGTATCTATAGCATCAGTAGACGGTGATATCTCGATTAGTGCCAACGGAGCCAATTGGAGTTTTGATACTTCTGGTAACTTAAACTTTACTGCAAATGGTATAATTAATAATTTAGCCAACAGTTCAGGAGATGGATACGGGTATAGTACTATGCAGTTGGTACCTGATAGTTCATTGTACAGCAATGACCAATATTTAGTAATTGATCCAACTGCCCCTAATCACATTCACATAAGAGCAGGCGGTGCGCAAGATGACAGTAATGCATTACTGTTTTTGGGAGGAGAAAAAACTCATGTAAAGATAGACGACCAGTTTGGTGTGTCCATGCAGTACGAGACCGTGGGCTCAAATACTTATTTTTACGCTAATATAACTAATTTTACTTCAGGGTCATGGTTTACCGAAAGCGGCTCCTACTTTGTAGAATTCACTACAACTGACTCTAACATGATTTCTAATTTTGGAAGTTTTATTTCAGGCGGCGCCAACGTAATAGAAGTTTCTGACGGTATAGGGTTTACTACTTTAACATACGGCGGCTCATCATCTCAGCCCGGACCAAATACTTATAAAGTACAGGTTGTAGAGGCTCCAATCAATGACCCTAGCAGCTTAACGCAGATTAATTTTGAAATATTCACCAATAGAGTAAACTCACTAACATTAACATCAAACGACTTTAGGGTAGAAGTAACAGATGATGTTAGAATTTTCAGTAATGATACATTTAGATTAGTTAACAAATCTTCTAATGAACCAGTTCAGATCATAACTGACGATAACAATGCTAGCTATAATTTTGATTTTCATGCTAACGGCTCGTTTGGTGTACCCGGAGATATATTTGTTAGTAGTAGTGCAAGCCCGGCTCCCAGTCTAAACGGGTTCAGTAGTATTACATTTGCAGATTCTACCATACAAGGTAGCGCGTTTACAGATGCACAAGCAAATTTACTTGCGAATGCAATTGTTTGGACTTCCGCGCCCGTATCAAACGTTTCGGCTGGTACAGCGGGAGAAGCCGCATATGATGCTGGAGGTAACTTGTATATTTGTGTTGCTACAAACACATGGGCTAAATTTACCGGAACAACTTCTTGGTAAATTACTAGCTGCTTTAAACTAAAAAAGCCCCTTAAGGGGCTTTTTTACTGGCTAATTTGGTTAGCATATAATCAGTATACTTATTCTGACACATGGTAACTACATCTTGGAAAGGCCATTCTAAATGAAAGGGGCAACCGTTTTTCCAAGTACCATGCTTTTTAAAGTATCCTAATTCTTTCAAATGATCAGTATCTGCAGGATTAAACTTAGTCCTGTGATTAACGTAATCACTAAGTAGTGTCCAATGAGGAGTGGTTACCATATTAGTCGCGTGGCATAGAAACTGCTTCTGAAATTACTGCATTTACTTCTTCCAAAGATGCACACATGATTTTTGCAGTAGCCCAATCATCTAGACTGTCACGGCCCGAAACTTCAACCATGAAACCGTTATCGTAAATATTTACGGTTAGACTATCACTGCATTTTGTAAGTTTGTCGCTTAGTTTCATTATTATCCTCATAATAAATTAGAAGGGAGCATGGGCTCCCTATAAAATTATACCGCTTGTTCCGAAACAGTTTCAGAAGTTTCTTTTTTGGTTCGGGCTTTAATGGCTTCCATAGAAGGAGCAGACTTTTTGCTAGTTTTGACCTTAACTTCTCCTTTGGAGGTAGCCTTTTCTCGATCCGCAATCGCCTCGCCGATAAGAGCTTGATCGTCCGAAGTTTGGAAATCAGCATGAGATTGAAGATATTTCAGTGCTTCGAGCTTAGTCATCGTGCTGGGCAGTTCGACAAGATCGATACGAGTGGCCCCGCCCTTAGTAAATTGTTTTACCCGACGAATAAGATCCTCGGTAAAACGAACTTTGCTATTACCGTTATGAGTTGTGATACCAGCTACTTTAAAAGTTTGCTCAGACATAGTTACCTCTTAAGTTTAAATTAAAAATAAAAATATGCTTAACGCACAAGTATAATGATAACACCAAACATTTTTATTGTCAACATTTGGTGTTACCAAAATTAGTAAGCTTCGCCCAAAAATTGAGCCTTGCTAATAGGGCTTTGCCCCACACCGATCATTTGGGCCATAATCCAGTTTTCTGCCGGAATAACAACATCTGCCCAATAAGATTCTGACATAAAAACACGAACTCGAAAATTGCGCATTTTATTTCTCCAAAACGTAAGGTTTGTTCCAACGACCAATATTAACATCGACATACCAACCCACATCGAAATAATCTGTTTGGATATCTGAATTGTCGTGGTTACCGTCATTCATTGCAGTAAAGATTTCCTTTAGAAAATTTTTAGCCTTACCGGTAAAATGATCCTGATACCAATAAGGGTTAACATCGAGGCTTTGATTTTTGCGGATGTACTCAATTTGATCTTCGGTCATATACTTAGCGTACGGCTTGTCTTTATCCGTCTGAATATAGTTTTCAATGAAGTCAATTGTGCCGGACTTGATGTTCAGAACCAAAGTACTGTGATTGCGGACACTCAGCGAACCTTTAATGCCGTACTTTTTGAGGATTGCCTTAATCACCGGGGCGATTTTTGCTTTCTTTTCTTGATTCATATATGCCATTTGTTGCTCCTTGTTTGTCAGTGTATGTGTATATTATATACCCAAATCGATTTATCGTCAACCAAAAGTTTTTACATAGACCAATAGGTTTCACTGGAGGGGCTGCAATAGTAAGGAGTGTCGTACCGTTCTTGGTATTTTTTGCCGCTCATCATGTTGACTTGGGTGTTATAGGTCTCAAAAACACGAACCACGAACCCCAAAGCACGGATGCTTTCAGCAGCATATTCAATAAAGTCTTTGGTAACCGACTCGAAATCTTGAGTTTGAACAAAGCGCAACCCTGCTTTGTTTCGGCCGAATCGCTCGTCTTTTTTGATGCGATTATCGGCTTTGTAGATTTCCAAAGTGTACGTAGTAAGATTCGACATTTGCTTCTCCTTATCAATCACTATACCGATATTATATGCCCAAATCGATTTATTGTCAACCAAAATCTATCTTTTTTGTGTGGTGTTGTACATTTTCAAATATATTTCATATTTGATATTGTCATATGTTGCATTATTGACAACATTTGTTATAAAAATTGCATCATTCGTGTGAGCGCATCCTATTAGGAATGTTGCAGATATAACAACTAAAAATCTCATTTGGATTGGATATACTTGATAATTTCTTTGGCGTCACGAAGGTCGCTATACTCTACTGCTTGGTCAATCATATCCAATTGCATGTTGGTTAAATTGTCTATGAATTTATTAATGATTTGCCTTTTGCGATTGACCGTAATATTTTTGTAGTAGCCGCCCGAATAATCAAGATTTTTTTCGTTCATAGTTATTCCTATTTACTAGAGTTGGAGTTGGGAATTTTTCCGTGAATATATTCCGCACTACCTTGAATATCCTTACCGATTCCAGCTACAGTATTGCAGCCAAATAGGGTTACCAATAGTAGCATCGATATCAAAATTTTAATCATACTACCTCCAGCATGTTTGCCGGAACACGCCAATTAGTCATGCCCACATTAACAATCACGTTTTTTGTTTTAATTTCTTTAACATTACCTATTTCATATTGACCGGTGTGATTGTTAACAAATTTGACTTTGGTGCCAATAGTCAACGAATTTTTAGTCCGTTTTGCCAATTGGCTACGTGCAAATTTAATAGAATGGGCGATTGAATTAAGTTGGTCGTTAGACAAATTACCAAACATAATTGCTTCGTTAATTTCTTGCATAGTAACCATTACTTGCCTCCCATAACATAAGTAAAGATAACCCACTTAGCCCGATTAATGGTCTGCCGGGCTTCCTCAGCACGATTGTCAGTGACCTTACCGTATTCGGTGCTAATCATTTCTTGTGCATCCGACAACATACTTGCTGCGACCATTGCAGGTCCCGAAAATTTGAAAGCAATACTACCCTCAATGCTTTCACGCAAATCACGTTCAGTACAACCATACATAGAAACTTCACGGAGTTCTTGAGTAGTCAAACCTTGAAATGCTACAGTCATTTGTGGCTCCTTGTTATTCACAATACCGTTAGTATAACATCGGTTGGATTTATTGTCAAATTTCGGGCAAAAGTTTTTTGTGTTTTTGTTTTCTTTTATACAATGTTTTGCTTTTGACAACTTTTGGTTTGAAGGGGAGATCGTTGTCAAAAAGAGCACGATGGGCCCTATGCTTAGGGGCAGTTGTCATAAATGTAATGATTTCACGTTTCATAGTACCACTATTATATAGGAAACGGTATTTATTGTCAATTGGACAATTCTTTAAAAGATTTTACTTGGAAGCTCCAAATATCTACTGAAGTGGTAGAGTTAGCATTGAACTGTGGCTTCCCACCAAACTTACTAAAAGGAATGCGAAGCGCAGTTTCCCTTCGTTTTTGTTTTTGCGCTACATAAAAGCTAGGGGGTATCTTGAAAAGAAATATCTTTTCAACCATAGGATCTACTACTACTATCCTAAGTACTCCTTTTTTGTTTTTAGTACTGAAGCCGGCACCTCGCGTTGGTTTTTCTTTTGTTCCTTGATTTACTACTGTAACTTTTTTTGCATCGCTCCCGTCATCAAAATCCATGCCGGTTAGATTTACTCTTTTCAACTTGCCAACTCTGGCTATGGCATTTTCAACCAAACTTTCCATAGCTAAATCGCCTCTCCTTACTGCTTTTTTTAAAATAGTAAGGTCTTTTTTCGAATAGCCAGCGTGGCTATATATATTTTGCAGCAAAATCATATCTGCTGCAAATATCTCTTTAGAATATTTACTAGCCATTATCGTTTAGTAGTTGTGTAATGAGTGCCTTTGGGACCCTTACTGGTGAAGGTCCTGCCATATAAATCTGTTTGGTACTCATTACTTCTAGCATCGTATTTTAGCGTAAGCTTAATTTTTCTATCTAAACTTACACTGAGACTTATCTCCGGTCTAAACTCTAAAATTTCTGCTTCTACCGTTTCACCGTTATCTACACAAGTAATTTTAGCAGTATCTTCATAACGAATCATTTTACAACTCCGCTTTTTCACCAACTTTAGTAAACATGTTTTTTATTTTTTGTTCTTTAGACCATGATTTGCAATAATCATTGTCCTGATCAAAAATTTCTAAAGCCTCTTCTTCGCTAACAACACGGTGTGAAACAATAACTTCATCTAGATGTTGTTGGCTAAACTCTTTGGCTTCGTGACACACCACAGTATCAAGTGCATGTTCACTTTTGCCCGTAGGAACTTCCACCATATAGCGCATTCTAAACATGGAAACGGTTTCTACCAAAACCCATTCAGTATCTTCTATTTTTTCTTTTTTAGAAATAGAAAAAGAACCGTCTGAATTAGATTTCCATTGCAAACTGTCACCTTCTTTCCAACCTAATTCATCTAATAACGTTTGGGGCAAAGGAATAATAGCGTCACCATTCTCATCTTCTTCGATTGTGGCAGTAAATTTTTTACTCATCATGATAATAACCTTATTAAACCAATAGTATCAATTGTAACTAACAACAAATAATTAGCAATCATCCCGAAAGAACCACGAGAATAAGAAGCCCAGGCATACATAGCGCAACCAACAATCCAAACAGGATAGAGAATAAGTAAAGGCGGGGTTGGTACAGTAAAGGCCATGACGATGGAGCAACCAATGCTGATAGCCCAAGCCAAAACTTCGACAATAAATCTAAAAGGATGTGTTTTATAATCATCTTTGATCCAACGAAAAATATTTAATAGTATATCATTCATTATGATTTATTGTCTACCACTAATTTAGGTGGGGTATTTTTTGTTACTTTTTTCCGCCCTACATTATCATCTATCTCACCAAAAGTAGGAGCCAAAGTAGATACTACAAATACGTATGAGTTTTCCTCGGCCTGCTTTTTAAAAAATCTACGCAAAATACGTTCTCCGAACGAAAGATCATTTTTTATAGGAGTAACGATTGTACTTTCTAGTAAGTGGTTCATCGTATCCTCTGTGATGTACCCAATCGAACGCAGATAACGAATGGTAAGATGATGCTGCTGTGTTAGCTGCTGTGCATATTCGTGTACCGAAAAAGAGAATGATTCTAATTTCATTTAGTAAACCCTAAAATTAAAGTAGATTACAATCTTATTCAATTAAAATGCACCATAATAATCATATTTTTTTTGTTTTTTTCGTGTTAGAATTAGCTTTGTTCCTTGATCTTCAAACACGAACTTCCCATCAGCGGAATCAATGCTAATCAGTGATTCAGGCTTGAATCTTACTTCTTTCCAGTCATTATCCGAAACACAAGCATCATCATTATCTTTTGACAAGGAAAATCCAATAGAAATCCCTCTAGGGGCTAGTGGACTACCCTCAAAAACGGATTTAGATAGCGAGCTTTTCTCTATCTCTTTTCCCTCAAAAATTACTAGTATATCATATTCAGACCCTGAATCAAACTCAGGTTTAGCGTTTAACATTTGAAGTGCCTGTTGCGGGTCTTCCCCGTATCGATTCATTTCTTCTACTAATGCCTTAAGCATGTCAAAATTAAACTCTGAAAATAGAGTAGAAATTTTACAAATTTTTTCGATATGCTTTTTTTCCTTAAGCATATCGTTACAGTAATCTGCAATAAAATCGGTATCTAGCCCTTTAAAATCCAACAAATAAAAAATTCTTCCCGGGCGATTACGCATATGTTGATCTACTCTCCACATATTGTTACACGTAATCATAAACAATTTTTTAGTAGGGAATACACCATCCAATAAGGTTAAGATACTTTCTTGTTCATTTTCATCATATACCTTTTCAAATTCATCGAAGATGATTACGCAAGGTTGTTCGATAGCCTGAATAAAAGTATTAAACTTATCCCCATGCCAAGGTGTGTTGACAACAATAGTAGGAATATTCCGTAAAGCTAAATTATATGCTACATTTTTAGTCAGCAGAGTTTTTCCACTACCCTTCTCTCCGGTCAGCATTACACCGGTTGACCCGTCTCTAGACAAAAAGGTATTAATAATCCTATCGGTATTTTTTAGACAATCTCCATATACCTTATTAGGTATAGAAAATCCTTCAATATTTTCTAAAAATAAATTACCAAAATTATCCTCTTTAATTACATAATTGCCGCCCGGAAGATGGTCTTTAATATCTAATGCATCTTTTCCGGCAACACGATATGTATTTCCGTTTTTTAAAAAATGTGTCATATTAATTCACTGATTAATTAGTTTGCTGGATTCGGCCAATGACCTGCGGGCTTATCTACGGCATTAATAGTCTCATAAACTGGTACAGTAAAATCCTTACTTTCATCTTCTGTACGAACACCTACTTCACCGATTACTTCATAACGACATGCTCTGCCCTTGCTATTGTTGTAATCATTGGGAATACTTACTACATCCCGTGGATTAATTTTAACGATTACAGTACGATCACCACCAAAACTTTTCAAATATTCCTGCGAACAAAAGTGAAGACCTGAACTACAAGTATTACTAGAGTTGTCGTCCACTTCATTTCGTGCCATTTCGACAATTTTACCAATACTATTATCCATAGTACCGGTATGACAATCCATGTAGTCCTCACGAACTCTTTTATACGCTAGAAAATGACCATCCGAAGTGATTGGCAAATTATTTTTCTCAAGAAAGCCGTACAATTCTTGGACACTACGATGGCTAGGATTATCCATAAGGTTGTCCATAAATTTCACAAGTGGCTCAATATCAAACCCCTCTTGCAGCATCTGTATCATACGTTTAGACATTGCATTATGGAACTCTTTACCACGCCAATAAAGTGTCTCCCCTTTAATACTAACATTACCTTTACCGTAATTTAGCACAACCTTCTTAGGTTCGATAACATCACGTACGGTTTCCCAATCATTATTTTTGATTGCATCAACAATCTTTTGATAGGTAATATGCGTTTTGCTAATGGTATGTGGATTATTGTCGATTACGACAGTAATATTATTGCCTTGAATAATAAAGGGGTAACTCATTTTAAATTCCTTTTAGTTGGTCAATTGCGTTAACATAATCTGCAATATCTTGCATATTAGTTGCATATCCAGCACTATCAATCAACGGATAACGTTGTTTGATAACTTTGGCTTCTTCTTTATACTTTTGAATCATCGCACTAGGGTCTACTTTTGCCTTTGAAACTTTATAGGCATGACAAAGACGTTCTAGCCCATAATGCTTTTCTCGGTTTACTGCTGTAACATCATTAAATTGAGAAACAAACTTAAAGTATGGACTATCTTGCCTTACTTTGTTACACACATTATATTTGAAATAGTTACCCAAGTCAATAACTTCTTTCACCATTCCCATAATGTTAGTAGCATCTAGTTTCTTTAATTGTTCGGTTACATAATCGTCAAGATTAATCCAATTCTTTTTAGCCTTAACAGTCTCCATATCGGCCTTGCGGACACCATAAATATTGCCTGTATAGATGCCCGAATTGACAAGATCAATCTTTAATTGATTAACGTCCGCAACCTTGCCCAAATTTTGATAGCCGCTTAACGGTAGATAATAATAAGTGTTAGAATCATCAAACCCATCCATTTTACCTGCGTCCGACCAAACATAATTTACGCTACGATATCCGCGGCTACGCCTTTCCAATTGCATAATAGTAACATTCTTACCAATGCCAGTTGCGCGTTCCTTTTGGTCTAGTGAGCTAGCTTTGAAGATTTGCGATTCGGGCGGGTTACCAATATTTGCAAAAAATTCATCAATCTTAACGGGCTTGGTACGATCGGCCGGCTCAATAACCGTAACTGTAACAGTGTGGTTACCAAGAAGATTTTTTTTGTCCTTACGGTAATGATACTTCGCTCGTTCAGTGGCTCCAATTTTAGTGTCATTTACAATGAAATGTGTGGCTTGTTCAACCGAAACATTCCAATAATATGTCATCGGAGTTGTTTGATGGTTTATAGAATGCTTACGGTTCTCGCAAGCTACATTATAACTAGATTTAGAAAATTGTCTGATAATAATATTATAATTATTCTTTAGTTCTTCTTCATCAAGTTGGTAATAATAATGACCCCCGTAACTACTCTTGTAATTTGTGAATTTAGTGTCAGTGGCATACTTTTCAACTGCACTACGCCACAGGTAAGATGCGCTACGGTTGTTCAGGTAATATGCTCGTTCCCAATTATTCTCAATCTTGTCTGCTTCTTCTTTAATATGAATTACCAATTGGTCGTTTAGCTGTTCAAGTTTTTTCTTAATGCTTTCAATAGTTTGGGGGACGTAGCTTAGTCCTTCTCGACTTGCTTGGAAATCAAGTTCACCGATATTAAATTCCATAACCAACCCGCAGTCCAACATACTCTTAAGCTTACCCAATGTTTTATCTGCTTCGGGCACTTGAACGGGATATGCAATATTACCCATAATGGCGATGCTGCTTGAATGGCTGTTAGCGTTAGCAAGTGTATGCACACCAGGCACAATATCTTTATCCGCGTAGACAGGATCAACGAATTTAAAATCCGCCACACCACTGATTACTGGACGATCCTTAAAATACGTATATACCTTGGTCGCTTCAGAACGGAATCGCTCAAAGTCCGGTCGATCATTGACTGAAAATTTAACCTCAACGCCATTCGGGTCGGTAGTGTTTTCTGAGGTCATCAATGCAATACTTGGAACACCTTGTTCATTGATAAAAGCAGTATAGATGCCTTTGACTCCATCCTTAACGGCAATAACAGAGAAGTTGTCAGTGTATGCGAACGGGGACTTAGAACCCAAACCAAGCGCACCAATAAACTCGTTGCTTGCAGTTTTAGTAGATTCGAAATAGGTAGTATAGATGTTAACTACCTGGTCGTGAGACAGACCAGTACCGTAGTCACGGATGCTGAACCAGGGTTCCAATACGTTGGGGAGGTGAACATCGAATGGGGTGCCCTTCTTGCCGGCAGCCACATGGCTGTCAACCGCATTGCATGAAAGTTCGCGGATAATAGCACGGATCTTGTTTGCGTAGAGACCGCTAGACAGAATACTAAATGCCTTCGCACTATTGCGAATACGAAACTCGCCAATCCCCCCAACGTTGGATACTACTGCTTCATTTTGTGGTGCATTACTAATAATCATTCTTTAACTCCGAAATGTTTGGATTTATATGAAGACAACCGCGCATATGCGGATGCTAGACCCAGACCCGCTTTACGATATGCCCGAAGCAGTTTAATTCTTCGAATTCTTAGGCTCATTACATTCCTTCCATTTGTTCATCATCAACTTCGATTAGTTCCGCATGAATGCCAAAATTTTGCAGAATCATGACTAGATCAAACGGTGTGATTCTATGTGCATCGTGAACCAATTCACCGTTTCTATCGAGTACTCGTACCCAATCTCCTGAGCCATTGCTATTGGTAATCACGCGGATATTAAATTTTTCGGACATTATGCCGCCTCCAATTCACGAATTTGTTCTGCGAGTTTTTGTCGGTGAGAATCGATAAGGGCATTGATCTCCTCATCCATTTCTCCTGCAATTTCATCCAAATAGGTGAGTTCGTTGTATAGGCAATCAAGTAGAGTTTGTTCAGTCATTTTATTTCCCTCAAGCAATGACCAGTTCTTTTGCAGGATGTTCAATCTTACCCTCGTACTCCAACTGAAATTTCTCGAAATCGGTGAGGTAGTCGTCCTCAACGATTTCCCACCCAACGAACTTTTCAATAAAATAGTCGTTAGCCTCTTCGACTGTTGCGATTGCTTTTTCGACTAGTGTATGAATCTTGCCAAGATTTACATTCTTGACCACATACTCCGAACCGCATTTGGCCTTCCAGTAAGCATCTGCGCCGGTACCAATAGAACCATCTTCGCGCCATGCGTAATTTTCGTAGACTTGAGTTACGATCAGAAGTTTAGACATTTGATACTCCTTAGGCAAAAACTGCAAAGATCAACTCAGTAAAAAGCGAACCGGCCAGTGCAAATGCTATCAAAATTGCTACAAGTTCAAATTCTTTGTACATTTTACGCTCCTTGTCGTTCACTATACATACATTATATAGCCAAACCGATTTATTGTCAACCTTTGATTTTGTTACTAAAGTTGCAACCGTTTTAAGTATGTTCTATGATTTTAATTCCGGCGGCTTCTATTGCACTTTTGCAAATAGGGCAGGGTTTTGCTAGTAGTGGCTCCCCGTGTTTACCCCATCTACTGACGAAAATTTTATACGCATTTTTTAACTCCGGGCAGCGGGTTATCGCATGTATTTCCGCATGAAGATATTGTTTTTCTGACAACCCACATTTTTTTGCAAATTTAGCCTGCATAGGATGGGTTTTAATATATGAATTAAATCCCACGCTTAGTACACGGCCGCGCTTGTCATAAATTACGGCACTGACATGATGTTTTTTATTTGACATTTATATGATAATAATCACTATACCATTATTATAACAAAGAATTGATTTTTGGTCAACCAAAAGTTGTTATCAAATATGTAACATATTCTTCATCGCTATCGCCCAAATCTTTATCTGTTGTAAAAACAGCAACATCCCCAAACTTAGCTAATTTGCGCCCCGCTACGTCATTATCGCAAACCGCGACTACTTTTTTATGCAAACATGTCAGCCAGTTGCGTAAATCGCTTGTAGGGCTGTTAGAAAGCGCGGCCACAGCACTATATCCACGGTTTGTAAGACGGGCGGCGTCGAACAATCCTTCTGTTAAGAAAACAACATTATTGTTTAAATGTAAACTTTCCACACCCCAAACCGCAAGTGTTGATTGTTGTCTATATGTAAAGTATTTTCCCTCTTTAGGATTGTTGTTGGGTTTCTTTTCGCCTTCAGGTCTATACTGTTGATAACCCACTAACTGTCCTGAAAGGTTATAAAGATAGAAAGTTACAACTCTGTTAACATCATCAAGGACAGGGCGATGCAAATCAAGATTCAGGTGTCTTCTCATCAAATGATGTTTCAGGTCTTCCATAAATATAATCCCATCCTTTACCGGCTACTGTTTCCCACATGGTCCACTTATCCATTTCATCTTTGCAGAGCTTAGGCATTCCTATACTTCCAATTACAGCAAAACATGATGCACACTTGTAATCAAATTCTGATTCGGAGTTATAATATGCTATGCCACCGCAGGGCATTTTTAATGGGTGTGTTTTAAACATTCGCACCTACTTTGCGCAATTCAAATAATGCCTGAGTACGTTCAACTCCTTTAAGGTCGATTTTAACAGGAATGTTCAAATGCACGATTTTATCTGAGAGTTCTTTTGCCTCTTTGAGGCCTAACCCGGTTATACTACGCAGTGTTCTGATAAGTGCAATCTGATCGGGAATTTGAGGGGTTGGTTGAATCACTACCGTATTATCAAACTCTCCGGTCAGCATAGAAAAGAACACCTGCCCCTTTAGTTCTGAATCGATTGTATCAGCAATAGTAGCCCATAGTTCCATTCCTTTTTCATTGCCATATATTTCAGTTACTACACGGATGAAACTAATGGAGGTTCCTACTAGTTGTTCGCGGTGTTCTTGTGGAATCATTCTTCAACTCCTGTTAACAGGGTGGGTCTTCGTCAAATCATTCAGATTCTTCAACTCCGAAATGTTCTCTAATCTCCTCGTAAATATCCAATGCCTCGTGATCGGCAGCAACATTAGCACATTCCCGCACAATCAACTCGGCGAACTTTTCTAACACTTCCGGATCACAGTTTTGATTGTTATAGCCTATCCGAGCCTTCCACCAAAGTCCATTAATTCGTTCGTTCATTTTGTCAGCATCCTTATTAAATGATTATGGATTAAATTCATTTCATCCTGTTCAACATAAAAATCAGTCAATGGGTCCCAATACTGACCCTCTTTAGGGTCATAGTACAATACACGACCATTAGAGTAGAAGAAAGGACCTTCTAGCCCTTTACGAGGTTGAAACTTGTTTTCACACTCACCAAGAACTTTGTAACCCATTACACACCTCGCTTGAAAGTATTAAGTTGGGGATTATACTGATTGATAATATTTGTTTCGGCTGCGTGTGCCTGTGCTTTACCGCGTACAATATCTAGCACACCATACTCAAAATTTTCAGCACCGTATGTTCGCAGGCTTTCGCATAGACCCCAATTCTTATCTTCCGCTTTAGCACGTTGAAGATGCTTTTGCATACGGCGAATCAGTGTACGCTTGATATTGCCGTTGAATATAACCGCGGCCAATCCAACATACTGCTCACCTGTTACTACATTGGTGATGCAATAGATTACATGATTACGGTCGCTTCGTTTTTTACGTTTTGTCATCATAAGTAATATTATATGCCCAAAACGATTTTTTGTCAAGCCAAAACTTAAGCGGCTTTCAGAAGAAAAACATTACTTTCTTGCAACAATGTTTCAAGTTTGACAACATCAATTGCTGTCATCAGAGCCAGGTCTTTTATTGCAAATTTTGCAACTATTTGACCCTTGTATTCAATAGAGTAAAAGTTGTCAATTTTGCTAACAATTGCACCAGTGTAAAATTCACCCAACTTTTTTCTCCTTAATCTCAAACTGTACCAATATTATAACGCCTTACCCATTTTTTGTCAAGTCTTTAGTGACAATAATGCTTGTGAAAGTATTTTTTGTTGTTTGTTATATGCATCTAATTCCCATGGTAAATTTATATACTCTTCATAGGAAATAGATTCTATATCTTTGTTAGTGATTAGAACGCCGTGCCAATAGAATTCTTTTTTTCTAGTGATTTTTAATTGTTTAGTGTATTTTTGATGAACATGAATTAGCTCATGTGTTAGTATTATCGGTACTGTGTCGTATGGTAGATTATAATTTATGCCTAATCTGTTTGGATAGATGAGGTCTATGCCACCGTAAACTGACTTACCCAAATCATATATACAGACATCAATGATACTGGGCAAATCTATTATCTTTGCTATTGCAGGTACTAAGTTATTGATTATAGCTTCAAATTCAATACTTTGATTTTTACCTTGATAAAAATAATTAATGTTCACGCACTTTGTATAAAGTTCAAACTTTTTTCTATTATTTTTTGTCTTTCTTGTTTTGTCTTTGCACCCAACACAGTAATATTGTAAAGCTGGTCGTTGGAAACAACTAACATAGTAATGCAAAATCCGGCGGCCCTAGTAAACCCGGTTTTAATAGTTATAACACCATCGTGCCCAAAATAGGTGCTAGTGGCTTTACTCATTATTACAAAGGGCTTATTGTTTTTATTCTTTTTCTTTTTATTAGTTTTTTTATATTTTTTTGTAACTCCCTCGGGAGTAGTTATTATTTTTTGTGTTTGCGCCGCAGATTTTACTATGTCAAACTTACTTACTGCATTAGTCAATAATATTAAATCATTGACGGTGCTATGATTCATTGCGCTTAATCCAGTTGGCTCTACAAAGTTAGAATTATGCATTCCTATTTTTTTTGCGTAATCATTCATTCTAGAAACAAAAGAGGATTGCCCACCTGGATAGTTTTCGGCTAGCGTGATTGAGGCTAAATTGTCACTGCTAATTAGTGACATGTTAATTAATTCTTTTCTAGTAAGAACCATGCCCCGTTGCAATTTGGTGTTAGGTGTTCTATTAGACTTTACTGTTAGTTTCTCATTTAGATTTTGATTTTCTTTTAAAACTGTATAAACCGTAAGCAATTTACTTATACTAGCAATACTAACTTGCGGGGAAGTTAAAGAACCCTGTAGTACTTCCCCGTTAGTCACGTTATACACAACCGTACTAGTAGCAGAAAATGCACAAATTGGGAAGAAAAACAATAAAAATATAAAATTTCGCATAACATATTTATTATACTAAAATATTCAAAAAATATGAAGTGTAAACGGTAGCATAAAAGTAGATAAGTATCCATTCACCCTATAAATATTTTGATGACTTTATTAGAACTAGACCAAACTGCAAAAAAAGCATATTATAATATGGATTTACCCACTGCGTTACGATGTTACGCTGAAGCTTTTATTCAATATCCAAAATTAGCATTAGCATATAATAATTATGGGAACATCCTTAGAGAAATGGGATTTCCAAAAGAAGCATACGGATTTTTAGAAACTGCAATCAACTTAAACCCAAATGATGTTAACGCGCATTTTAATTATGCAGTGGCGCATTTAGCGGCCGGTGATTTAGAGAAAGGTTGGGAATTATTTGAGGCTAGGTGGAAGTTTAAATCGCATGAGCACACACTAGAAGGTTGGAGTAAACCAAGATGGAATGGTGAGGATATTGCAGGTAAAAGGTTGTTAATTACGTGCGAAGAAGGTGACGGTGATAATATACAATTCATTAGATTCGTAAATCAACTAGTAGAAAAAAATATCATTCCCGTAATTCAAACTGAACCGCAATTGAAGGAATTATTTTCTAACAGTTTTCGTAAAATAAAAATTATTGATAACACAGAATCAATTGAAGAGTTTGATTTTTGGACTCCAATACTGAGCTTGCCCAAATGTTTAAATATAACGTATGGCAATTTTCCCAAAACAGAAACATACCTAAGAGCCACCGTCAATAGAGTAAGATTTTTTAAATCATTATTGGAAGAGGTATCTAAACCTAAAATAGGATTTTGTTGGAGAGGTAGAAGTAAAGTTTACCCCTTTGAAGAGATAATTAATCTCATACGTCACAACAATCAATATCAATGGATAAATTTACAGGTTGCATATAGTGAGGAAGAAAAACGTATATTGGATAATTTAGGGGTTAAATCTTATACTTCTTATATAAAAAACTGGAACGACACGGCTGCATTAATACAAAATTTAGATATGGTTGTGAGCATCGACACTGGGCTAATTCATCTAACCGGTGCGCTAAAGAAAGAGGGTGTATTGTTACTAGACAAATATAAAACATGTTGGAGGTGGATGTATGAAAGGTCCGATAGTCCTTGGTACCCCACTTTAGAATTAGTGCGTCAACAAGAACAAAATGAATTTGATAAACATTTAGATAATGTCAACAAAGCCATAGCCAAAAAAATAGACCCCGGAGGGTCTATTTAAGATTTATTTTGTAACCTTTCTATCTCATTTGCTGCTTCTTCTAATAAATCAGCTATCCTATCAGGTGTTCCCTCTACTACGCTTTTACGTCCGGGTATCTGTCGCCTGATCTCTGCACGTTTACGCAGGCGAAAGACTAGGCTTTGTTCACTTACCGGTAAATGACTTTCATCTTTCATATAACCCCCAAAAAGTTACGACACCATGCTAATCGTTTTTGTTCATTCATTGCAGTATATTCTGCAATGTTTGCACGAATGGCGTCTACTAGCGGGTAGTATTCTTCATCTAGGTTCTTTTTGATATCGTTTTTCATATCAACAATCTTGTCTGTACGAGGATTACGTGCTACCCACTTTGAAGTTAGATAGTATGGACTCTTGATTTTTGCGCTTACACCAGTATCCGTATAAAACACAAAACCTTCGTGCTGTACTTTCTTAACTTCAGTCAGCAATTCACCCATTGTCATCCGACAATGTTCGACCGGAATAGTATCAAATTCAATTTCAAGCATACGCAAAATTTTTGAATCAGGAATAGTATTGCTATCCCAAGTCTTACCACGATACCCTAGCAAATACATTCCTTCCTTTTCAGGGATAATATGCGGATCATTACGATGCACACATTCAAACATAAAAGTAGTACCGTGCCATTCACGACATATTTGGCTATAGCGTTCTACATTAATCAACTCACGTGCCATAGCAACAAATTCGCTATCAGTAGAACCAGTGGTCGAGATTAACAAGTTCTCCTTGTACCAAGTTACGGCAACCATAAAGCCGTTGACTTTACGATATGCATCAACGACGGTGCTCAAATCTAATACTGGTGCTTTCTTTTCTACACCGTAGTTATAAATCTTAGTGAATGGGCGAGATACTATTTTAAAGTCTGTATCAACAATAGTACCACGACATTCTTCTAAATATTCATTCCACAGGTCATTAAAGAAAACTTTTTTCTTATACTTTAGCACGTAGATACCATCGCCGGCTGGCTTCATGCTGACCAGCGATGGGTTATCCTCTACAAATTTTTTAAGTGCTAGTTGATCCATTATATAACTCCGGAATGTTTTCTAGATCATGCTTCAATCTTTTATGAAACCAATCTTCACTATCATCGCCACTGACTAACCAATCGATTCGTTGGGCATATTCATATGCCTGCCTTAGGATTATACGACCTTTTTTAAATTCTTCGATTGTTTCGGGAGAATAGTGACGACCTATGGTATCTCCCCATTCGTTTTTCTCGTCACTATCGTTAGTCAATATCAATTGCTCCACTTCATTAGCAATTTCTGATATAGTGTATTGCGTATAATTAAAATGTCCACCGCTCATGTCTCATCCTCAAATTTAGCTTTCAATACCATGTATGCTTCAACCTCATCCCAATAGTACCGAATAGCATCTTCACGGGAAACTTCGTAAAAGTTCATTACAAAACGAATTGCATCTTCCATCATTCAACTCCAAAATATAATGCCAAATATGCAACATTGTCGCCTTCTCGGTAAGCAATATCAATACATTC